TGAATTGCCAGCCGCCACCTTGGAGGCTTGAGCGGCGCCGGCATAGCCTTCCGCTTCTCTGGCTCGTTCCGCGGCGGTGATAGCCGCTCCGGTTGCCGTCGTGGCTGCCTGACTCGCTGTGTCCGCGTCCGTGCGGGTGCTGGAAGCATCCTGCTGCGCCTGCTGGGCGGCGAGGGAAGCCGCCGTGTTGGAAAGCCACTGCGCCTTGATGGTCTTGCCTGCCTCGATAGGAATCGCAATGCCCATCACCGGAATGTCGTACACAGTGGAAGCCTCAATGGGAGTCACGGACTCCACAGCGCCGATGTAACCCGCAAATAGCCGTAAATCCTCTCCGGATTCATCCTGGGCATGGATGGCATACGGCCAGCGGCCAATAGGAAGGGCGGGAAAGGTAAGCTCCAGGTAATTCTCCTGTTCGCCATGCTCGATTGTGATGGGCAGCTCTCCTTCCTCCGTTTTCACGGTGCCCGCAAAAGAAACGCCCGTTACCGGGAACGGAGATTGAGTCACGTCCTCACGCAAAAGCCAGCCTATGCGCTTGGCATAGCCGGCTGTCGTGGACAAATGGCGTGTAATCCCCAGAAAATTAAGCATGCCTCCTTCATGAGGCAAACCCGGAAAAATCTCAAGTTGCCGAGTGTCACTACTTTTTGCCGGACTTTACGGGAGGATCAAATGGCAGGGACGCCAAAAGAATCATAAAGTTCTCTCCTGCATCTACTTTCATCTTCTCTGGTGCATAGGCTCCATCCATCTTGTTGAGCTCGGCAATGGCTGCAATTTTCGATGGCATCTTGAATTTCATGCCATTTTCATCAATGGAAGACTCTTGGCAAAGCTCTGACGTGTTGTCAATATCACCGATGGGAGTTGTCACAACGCGGGAAAGCCATTCCATGCGTTCCTGCTTGGTCAGCACGGCGGATTTATTCAACTGGGCGTTCAATTCGTCAATCATTCGCACAATTTCAGCATCTTTGGACAAACGGGAAGCCGCCTTACTTGCCGCCTCATTGCTCATGTCCTTGCGTTTGTAAGCCTTACGGTATGCGTCCGCCTTGGACAATTTTCCATCAACCAGGAGCCTTGCAAACTCCTTCTTCTTCTCCGTCGTCCTGGATTTGTTACCCTCTCTCTTCATACCAATATTTTACCCTCCTGTTTTTCGGCGTGTCGAGTTGCCGAGTGTCAACGTTTCTTGCCGATAGCATCAACCTGCTGACTTTGAATCCTCAACTCCATCCAAAAAATCACGCCCCTGCTTGCTCAAATAATGCACACAGGGACGTGACCCGGTTTTGACCACGTCGCCAGTCCTTGCCAGGTAATCCAGCCTGTGGGACACGTTACTGGGGTCCAGATGGCACCTGTCAGCAATCTCCCGTGACGTTCTTCCCGGATGATCTCGGACCTCCATCAGGATAAGCAGTTGCGACGGCCGCACCCTCTGGCGGACAATGTTCCGCAACAGGTCTTTTCTGACTGACGACTCGTTCATTCTCCCTCCCTTCTCATGTAGCGTTCAAAGCAGTAGTCCGGCGCGTCCTCGACCCTGCATACCACGTTTTCGCCCCGGTACAGGCGGGAGGCGATACGGGCATCCAAATGTTCCCCGATATGTTTCGGCAGCAGGTTGGAGGTGAGCATCGTCCATTTCCCGAGCCGTCCGTCAACAACACGGTTCAGCGCGGACAGAATGGAAGGCGTGGTGTTCTCAGCTCCGATGTCGTCCAGAATCAGCACGTACACCTCTTTGACCAGATACTCCACGAATGCCCAGTCCCCGGAACGAAGCATGGAAACCACCTTTTGCCACTTCCAAAGCTGGATTGGAATCGTGGGGCGCTCTTTGACCAATGCAGTCCTCACGGACTCCGCCAGATGCGTCTTGCCCACCCCGGAAGCCCCCAACAGGGAAAGCCAGCGGCGCGGACGAACCTTGTTCACCACGTCGTTGATGAACCACTGTGCCTCGCGGTGCATGGCTTGAACCTCTGGGTGCACTCGCTCGTCAAAGCCGCCCATATCGTACCGTACAGGCTTGTAATTGCGGACAATCCCGTTTTGAGATGGCGCAAGGGCAACTTGCCCAGCCAAGTGTTGAATATCATCCATCATTCGTATCTCCTTCCTGCGTTGGCGTCCTTCCGTCCAGATGGACCTTGTTGCCGCCCATGCTGCACATTATTGGTTGCCCAGGAGCGGGCATACTTGCGGGCCGCCGGCTTCCAATCGGCAAGAGGAATCCCCTTGCTGTCCCGCCAGCCACGGGCGCTGAAATCATCAAAAAACGACTCTGCGCACCGTTTCAGTTCGTCTCCCTTGGGAGTCATAAGCTGGGCCGCCATGAAAAGCCGCACTTCCTCCGCACTCCGTGGGAACTGTTCTACACCCCTGTTTACAGAGCACGGCTCCGACTCCGTATACGTCTTCGTCTCCGTCTCCGTATAAGCGGTGGATTTCCGTGACTCACCGTTATTCACCGTGGATTCCCGTGAACTACCGTGACTCACTGTATTACACGGTGAATCACCGTCAGGAAGCGGGAACTTGGGCTTACTCTGTCTGCGCTGCCCGAAATTGATGATCTGCACATAATCCTTGCCCCCGACACAGTATGCCCTTACAAGCCCGGCTTCCTCCGTTTCATGGAGGCAGTCTTGAATGTCCTGGTTACTGACTTTGTCAAGGTGCAGGGGAAATAAGCGAGTCCTCAATACCGTTGGTCGAGCGTCAAACAGGCCGTAGTCATCCGCCACCAGCAAAAGCCGATGGAAGAAACACTCGGTTCGCCACGACAAAGCCGCTACCTTTTCCGAATCGAGAAACCCTTCTCGTATCATGCGTGATGTTGCCATATCAAAAAAGCGTCAGTTGGGGGTTGTAGTTGAGCCACAGGCATTCAATCTTCTTGCCGCCCTGTGTGTCGTGGGAGACCTTGCATTCTTTCCGCCAGCCGTCCAGATAGGCGGAATAAAGCTCGGAATCGTAGCCGGATAGGACAACCTTGCCTTTCAAGGTCTGGAGGAAAACAAGAAGCCGTTCATGGTCCTCTTGGTCGTACTCATGCGCGTACCTCACGCGGTTGCCGAGGGTAGATTGCACATAGGGAGGATCCACGTAATGCAGTGTATCCGGCGTATCGTACCGGGACATGACCTGCAGAGCATCCATGTTGTTGATCTCGATATTCCGGTTCCGGAGTTCGGCCGCACATTCTCGCACTACGGCCGGATATTCCCGCCATGTCTGCGGGTAGGGTGTTGTTCTCAATAGACCATTACGTTTGAACCCCGGCTTGTGAATACCTCCGCCGTAGGACATCATGGAGTTGACGGCAAAGCGGAGAGCATCTTCGACTGGATCTTCCGCGATTTCAAATGACCTGGCATAGGCTTCTTGTGCGTATGGCGTCAATTCCAACAGACTGGCCAGCCGCGCGGATTTTTCCGTATCGCGCAAAACCTCGAAGAAGTTCACCACCCGGTCATAAAGGTCGTTATAGACCTCCATCCATGCAGGCTGCTTGTTAAGCAACACAGCCCCGGAACCTCCGAACGGTTCAACATAGATTTTGTGAGGCGGGAAAAAGCTGATAATCCAGGGGGCGATTCTGTTCTTGCCTCCAAGGTATCGGGCCAGAGCCCTTTTCCGTGGTGCTCTAGTGTTCATAATACAGCCACCTTTCCATGCCCCTGATTCTGCAATGTGTACAACAGGGGCGCTTCTTGGTTATCCCACGCCACAAGGCAACTCGGAGCGTTGGGCTGGTTGCCGGGCGTTTCTCCGTCCGGGCGGCAAAAGCGGATGCGGCCTTTCCAGAGGAACAGATACCGGGCACGGTGCAACACACACCGCTGAAACCAGCGCGTGTCCGACCTCATGAAAATGAGCGCCAGCCCTCCGCCCTGGTGCATACTCATGCGCTCCATGAACGCTTCTGCTTCATTCCCATAAGGAGGGTTAAGCCATACGCGCCCCTCCCATGGCATCAGAAGGCCGTTATCCTCCACGGTGTAGTTAACACGGGCACAATCCCACGGGCGCACAGTAGCGGCGCAGGGGTCCACATCAAAATGCCCCAGCAGATCCAATACGTAGCGCGGAGTGAGCCAGACGTTCGTGGTTTTCTCGGTTTTTGGAGTGTTAAACGTGTTCATTCTCCCTCCTTTCTCGGCTCCCAGTTATTGGGAATTTCGTCGTCAATACCTGTGCAACAAAAACAAGGGGAACCAGATTTCATGTCGCGATGAAGGTGCATGCAATTTTTGCAATTTCGCTCCTTTAAAGACATCCACGCCCTGCACGCGGCCCGCTTCCGCCATGTGTCGCGGATAAGTGCATTTAATCCGCACATGTTGCGTTGCATATGCCAAAAGGAAAGCCCCATATCGGGCACATCCGCGAAATACTTTTTGCTTCTGTGGGCTTTAAGCCAGCCGCGGGAGCGCCCATACTCAAACCAGGCTTTCTGCTCAGGCGTCATTTTCTTCCTCCTTGGTAGGGTTCCAATCACGACAGCAGTTTTTTAGATCGCTTATGATTCCGTGGGTGTAGCAAAAATAATCACCTTCGTTCATTTCACAGTTTGCACACGATTTTTTGAATGGGAACCTCCTTTCAAACACAATTTTTACCTGCCCTGCCTTCGCCAAGTCATGCACACGGTCAATCCCCATGGCCTTGCAGGCTCCGTCCAGGTACGCTTTGCAGCGGGCAAGGCAGTTGTCCGCGTCCGGCTTGTTGCCCTTGAAGTACCAGATCACCCGGTAATGCGTCGGCTGCATCTTGTGGCCCTTCAGGGCTTCCTGCGTCACGGCACCGGCCATTGTTCGGGCGCGGCGCTTGGCAGACGTCTTCTTGTAGCCGGCCACAATGGCCCCCCTCTGCGTGAGAGGGGCCTTGGCGTTGGGCGACAGGCAGCGCGGCGTATGGGGCAAGGTAATGGTCAGCGTGGTCATCATGCCGCACCTCCCCCTATCTCCTTCACGGAGCCATCAGAGACTTTCACTTCTGCGCACCCTGCAAGCGTCTTCCGCAGCCAATCCTTGGACTCGGCTACCTTGGCGCCAGCATCCGCGGCCTTCCGCACGGAATGCACCAGCTTATCCAGGTCGGTAATCCCCACCTTGCAGCAGGACGTGAACGCCGGTGCCGTGATGCCATCGGGGAACAAACCGTTGAGGATTTGAAAGGCCGCCGCGGCATCCGTGATCGTAAACGCCTTCTTGCCGGGGGCCAGAACCAGCCCGGGAATATCCACTTCGGCTTTCAGATCCGCCTTCACTTTACCTTCCACGGAAGCCGCCCACTTCTTCGCCAGCTTGGCGAGGTCATAAGCTTCCCGACGCTTTTCGGGGGTCCACTGCTCCCAGGCAGCCGTTAAATCCCCGGACGTGACGTTCACCAGGGCCAGAGACACTGCCGGGCAGGAAGACTGGGCCCGGCAATACCGGCAAGCCTTCTCGCTGGGTTTCAGCGGAGCGTGTTCGTCCTGCGCCAGCTTGATGCAGGTTTGGAAAAACGCCCGTGCCTGCTCCACGCTCTCGCGAGTGTACCGGCACACGGCAGGTTCCTTCCGGCTCGCATAAGGCTGCAAAATGCAAACAAACACCTCATCTATCATTTCAAATTCAGGCAACCTGTAGCCACACTTGGAATCTGCCACCAGCACGGCCAGGGCGCTCAACTGCAAATTGCACTCGGCAGCCGCCACCGGCAGGTGGCCAAACTTGTAATCAATCACCAGCGCTCTGCGGCCCCAGTAAACTACCAGATCAGGCTTCCCGGAAAACATTCCATCCTTTTCAAAATACCGCACTTCGCGCATGAACTGTTCTCTCAACAAATCCTTGCTGAAATCCGACATTTCCAGGTACTTCTCACACAGGGAAATTTCCGTCTCGCGGCACCAAGCCACGGCTTCGGCGTCCTCCGGGTCCTCCGGCATTGTCCCTTGCTCCATGTGGACATGCAGCATGGTTCCCAGGGCGGCATCATCGCTCTCTTCGTCCACCGGGCACTTCCTTTCTGCATTCCAGCTTCCGGGGCAGAGGAAAAGCCTCTGCATCCCGCTGGCGCTGGGCAGCCCCTGCCGTTCGTCCTCGATGATCTCTGTATCAAACATAAGGTCAGTAAGTCAGGGGTTAATGTTCAAAAGTGCCAAAGGAGGGCGCATCCTCCGGTACATCCAGGCCGGGAATACCGTCTTCCGGCGCCGGAGCGGTTACAGGCGGCGGGGCCTGCGTCGTCTTGGGGGCCGCCTTGGGAGCGGGAGCAGATACAGGAGTCTTCGGCAGGTCGGGTTTCCTGGCGGGCTGGTCGTCATCCGGGAACACTTCCTTCACCCGCACCATACCATCAACAATGCCGTTATAAATATTGCTTAAATCTCGCAATTCATTTACGGTCATTTCTTCAAGCTTGTGCCCCAATTTGGTTTCGAGCAGGGCGCGCGTCACTCCATAAGCTAAAAAATTAGCTTCCAGGGATCGGAGAATATCAGCCTTATCACGCTTAAATCCACTCTCCTGCGTATTTTTTACGGCTTCCAGCGCTTCATCAGTCAACCAGCCGGGAAGTACCTGCAAGATGCAGGCGCGGATGCGGCGAGAAGCCATATTGGCGCACAGTTCGTAAACATCCCGTTCGTTATCAAGGGCGACACGCAGCATTTTTCCAGTCTTTTTCCCTTTGGAATCAGTCTCATTCTTATCGCGGGTATGAGGTACAGAGAAAGCAATTTCCCGGCGAACATTGGTCTCCTTGTCAAAACAATAGGCAAGACATTCGGACACATTGCAGCCGTTTCCATCTGCTCCCTTCGGGTCCCAATGGCGGGCAACTTCCTTCCATCCGGCTTCCGCATTGCCCCATGCGCCAATCAGCGCTTCCGCCAAGCGGATGCTAGGGCCCGTCACGGTCGTATTTCCGCGGGGATAGGAATAAGTGGCGGATTGCGCCAACTTCGGTTGAGCACAAGCCTGTTTCATTCTCAAGGTCACTTCAGCTAAATCCCGCGGAAACTGCTTGGCGATCCAAATGGAAGCCAGCACGGAAGTAACGGCTGCATTGCTTGTCATGGCAGCCAGGGCTCCGCCACTGGCGGGAGCCTGAACGGCAAAAGGATTGCCTGGTGCTTGATTGGTGAGTTCGTTTGTTGTATTCGTATTCACGTTATTAGTATTCTATTGGGTTAGTTATTGATAACAGGCCGGGTTCAGTTGCCGCTGACCCGGCTATTTTTTCAGTTAAAAAAGGTTTTTGAGCAGGAGGAAAATTAAGAAGAGGAATGTTCCTCCGGCAGTAACCAGTCCCCACCAGAAAATCAGGTAAGCGAGGATTTTGGTAATCCGGGACCCTGATTGGGCGGCTTGGGTATAGTTCCAGCATCGCTCCTCTTCGTCCGGGATGCCGTTGAGGCGTTCCCTGGCACATAACGGGCACAGATAGCGCGCGGTGAAGACGCCGTCCTGATGGTCCCCTACGAGGGACATCCATGAAGACGAAGCTTTCAGCGGCGCCGCGCACATATAACAACGCGCCGTCTTTGCGGGGTGCGGGTTGTTGGTGAGCGTTTCCACCATCCCCTTGAAGGGGCCCCGGTCAATGATGTGTTGATGTGTGGTCATTTTCTTTTGTTAGTTAAGTATTTTTCCACGTCTTCCATGTTATAAAGGGTTCCTTTTCCGACTCCTTCCAGCCTTCTTACATTCTTCCCCGCCCGTGCCAGGATGTTATCCATCTGCCGGGAGGAAATGTCATAATAAGTGGCTAATGTGGAGCTTTTAGCGTATTTCTTTTCGATTGCTCCGAAAATGGAAACGGAAGACGATTCAGGCGTAGAAGGAACAGGCGTGGTTGCCAGCTCCCGCAACACTCCGGCCAGCGTTTCCAGCGCGGTCGCAAGGGTGGTCATGGTTGTGTCGTTTTCGCTCATGTTCGTTCTTCTGAATTGGCCGCCCGGACGGGACTTTACGCCGCCCCGCGCCTGCCAGACCGTATTACTTATTTGGTTTTGGTTTTAGGCCCCACCTGGGCCGGGCGATTGGTTAAAAGTCGTTTAGTCGTCGTAGTGTCCGTCCGGGTTGTCCGTCGTGGCATGGTCCCGTTCGTACCGCACCAGGGCGTTTTCGAGGGCCGCGGCTGCGGTTTCGTGTTCGTTCATCAGCCGTTCGGATGCACCGGTCTTCTTCGTCGTATTCGATGCTCATTTTCGCCCTCCTTTCTTCAAAAATTCTTGAGATCTTTTCTCAAGCCACGCCGTTACTTCGTCAAGTTTGTAACGCGGGTGTGTTCCTTTTCCTCCCAGCCCGCCGGAAAAATAAACACGGGGACAACCTTCCTTATTAAGTCGAACTAGAGAACCCTTGCTAATGTTCAGGGCCTTGCGTAGTTCCTCGCTGGTGATGTATGGTGTATTCATATGTTTTTTCTTGTTTGTCTTTGATGTAAACGCTATTGCCTCTACTTCCGTTTAAGCCTATTCTCTGTATTCCATGATTACTTTAATTTCTGTTGATTGTTCTTCTTCGATAGCCAATAGACCGTTTTTAATTATTACTTTCGGGTATTTCTTCTTCACGGTTAATCTTTTGTTCTCCTTGTAAAAACCATGATAAAGCTCATAACGAATGATAGAGAGGTCGTTATGAACGTCCAAGCTACCAAGCATTGCCAGTCAGTCATCATTTAGCCTCCTTTCGTGTTATTCTCGCGGTGCCGGATATAAAGAGTTCCTCACCGTCCGGTTTAGTGACCAGATAGCCATAAATATCCTTTTTATAATCACTTATTGCCTTCACGCACTCAGGGTCGTTAGTGGAAAAAGAAATATCGCGAAGACCTGGCTGTTCGATCTTAATAATCCACTCTTTATTCCCTTCTGAAATGTGGTCATAAGGGCGCGGATTACAGCCGCACAGAACAAGCCCGGACAAGACGAGGGCGAACAGAGCTTTCACTTCTTCGCCTCCCCCTCGTTGATGATGGATGCCCTAACGGCAGCACTAAGAGCGCTTTTACCTGAGCTTATGAGATCTATCGCCTCCTGTAGTCTGAAACTGGAATTCATGTAAAAATAGAACTGGTCCAAAGGGACGCTAGCTTCATATTTTTTTTCTTCCTCGAAGATTGTTTCCAGTTTTGAGAGAATGACAAAAAGATCATCCTGTATTCTTATTATCTCTGCTTTTTGTTTTGCGGTCATGATTATCGCTTGGCGGGTTCGGGGTTCTTCGGCTGCGTTGGGCGGGGAAGCCCGCGCCTTTTGAGAATGTCAAGGAAGGCTTCTTCTGGAGCCTTTCCGGATTCAACGCACTCTTGGATAAGTGCTTTGCTTGCCAATCTATCTGCAGCAATTTTTTTCGATGGGGATTTTGATTTCGATCATGGCTGGAATGGTGGGTTTTCGCTAGTTGATGTGTATATAATTAGCGGATTTGCTCAAATAAGCCAATAGGGAGGTTATTTGTTATTTGCTTTTTCTCGTATTTCTCGGGCGATGTTTTCATAATCTTCGGGTGTAAGGATTACGTTTTGAGTTTGTTGAACTAAATAAGCGGTAATGATTTCAGTCATCGTCATATTCTGATCTTTTGCTCTCTTTTGAAATTTTCGGAAGAGGACGATGGGGATCCATACTGAAATCTGTTTTTTGTCTATCTTCCGTTGACTTGGCATGCGCTCAACATAATCGGTGACTAACCACCAGTCAACACTATTTTTCATCTTTTTTACATTTTTTTCATCCAGCATCATTCCGGATCTCCTAAAAGTATTCGCGTATCCCCCTCTGGCAAATGGCTATTTATTTTGACCGAATGCTGACCCCCTCTGCTTCTTGAAAAAATGACTACCAAACTAGATGACCAGATCAAAGCCTTGGTAAATTCGGACAAGGCTCCGCCTGTGCCGACAATAGAAAAAATAGAAGAGGAAACTAAAAGAGATGAAGTAGCTTTGGAAAAAGAGAAAAAGCATACTGTGCATCAGGCTTGGAAATGGGTGCTGGATTGTAGAAGAGAAACGGTACATCATGACTACTGGATTTTTATCAACCCTCGTTGGGTACATGGTAAAATCAGTTCAAAAATATGTTTAATCTCTAGGAAATCCTGTCAAAATGATTGAAAAACGATGAGAATGTGATATAAAAGTGCTTTCCTGAATAAGGATCCTTTCTGTATTCATTCTTTTTCCGCCTGCGTCGGGAGACGCGGGCGGTTTTTATGTGCGAGGGTTCATTTTTTGTGTCATAATATGTCTCCCTTTACATACTCCTGCATCCGTGGATGCGGCTTTCTTGGGGTGCTATACGGTATACTGTACAGGTGACCCGTTAAAAACTTATGGACAAGACGCTAAATCCCTCCGCGATGCCAATTCTCGTCAGCACACGACGGAATGGGCCTTGATTTTCCTACGTTTTGCGCAGTTTTGAGCGCACCTGAAAGCACCTGACAGAAAAAAGTACCCTGTACATGCGACTGTACATTGTCTAAGGACTGTACAGCACTATGGCAGGCATCATCAAACGCAACAATAAATGGGTGGCCGTCTTCCGGTCTCTGGACGGCAAAGAGCTGCGAAAGACAACCGGAATCGACGTGGTTCCCAGGGCGCTTCTCCCGGGAGCGAATAAGAAATCGGTCATGTCTCAAAATGAAGCCCGGGCTCGTCTCGTCGCCCAGGAGATGGAGAAGGAAGCCCGCTATGGGGTTTTTGACCTGGACAAGGTGAAGGCCATTGCCGGAGATCAAGCGGGCGTGCTGAAAGCCACCATGAACGGCATGACGGTGAGCCGGTTCCTGTTTGACTGGCTGGACGGACGGAAAAACAAGAAGCGGGCCTATGAGCGGGACGGCATGGCCGTCCGCCGGCTGCTGGCGTACCTCGGAGACCGACGGAATATGCCCCTGGCCGCCTTGAATAAAGGCATGGCTAAAGATTTTGTAGAAACTGAATTAGAGCGCGTTTCCGCAGGTACCGTCATCCGCTACGTGTCCACGCTTTCCACGGAGTTCACTTCCCTGCTCCGCCGTCATGGCATCGTGGAAGACGAGCCTACAGAGGTGAAGGGGGACC